GCAATACTTTGTCCGGTGGTATGTTATGCAGTAGGGTTATGGGTAAGTTTAAGACTGCGGTCTTAATTGCCTACAACATCCTTATTCCCGCACTCCCCATAAAAATCAATAACTTATGACACGCAAAGTAGAATTATTAAACCAGTTTAAAAAAGAACTCAGCCTGCGTAACTATGCCTTAACCAGTATAGATACTTATATAGGTTACCTCGGTCAATTCTTCGATGCAATGATGGGCGCTCCAAAACCGTTGCCACTGCAGTACATAAAAGATTTTTTATTAAAGATCACCAACATGAACAGCCGGGCAATGTATGTAAATAGCATACGTAATTTTTACAATATGGTTTTAAAAATACCGTTAAGCCTGGAAGATATTCCCTATCCACGAAAGACAAATTATCTGCCACAAATATTAAGTGTACAGGAAGTACAAAGGCTTATCAATGGAACAGAAAATATTAAACACCGAGCCATACTACAGTTGATGTACAGTTGCGGCCTGCGCATAAGCGAAATACCGGAAATTGAATGCAATAAAACTGTTTGTCATATAGACCGCGATAGAAAAACATTGCTTGTTAAGGGCGCAAAAGGCTTTAAAGATCGTTACGTACCACTGCCTTTGCAAACAATCACCCTGTTAAAATCATACCGCAAAGCAGATCCTGTGGGCAAATGGCTGTTCATGGGGCAAAACCAACAAAAATATACTGTCCGCTCTATTCAGCAGGTATTTCACCAGGCAAAACAAAGAGCCGGTATTTATAAAAAAGTTACACCACATAGCCTTCGCCACAGCAGGCTTACACATTTATGCGAGGCTGGTTTAGATATTTATAAGCTCAAAGAGTTTGCCGGCCACAACAATATTAAAACCACCGAAATTTACTTACACCTCAGTAAATCTTCATTGGTAACTAATACCGAAATGGCCGATATGATAATAGCCCAGGCATTTTCAAACAAAGAACTTAAACTCGAGTTAGCCAATACTTAAAAATAAATGTCCACCAATCCATCTATAGATTATCAACTCATCGCCGGTTTCCTCCGCGGCATCCGTCCCGATCCACTCGTTACCGTATCGCAGTGGGCCGATCAATTCCGCATTCTGCCGCAAACAAACAGCGAGCCCGGCCGCTTTCGCACCAGCCGCACACCATACAATAAAGAAATTGCCGACAGGCTCAGCGTTACAGATCCTGCCCAGGTTATCATCTTTAAAAAATCATCGCAGATCGGTGCCACCGAAACGGCAAACAACTGGGTAGGGTACGATATCGACATAGCCCCCGCTCCCATGCTCTACATCATGCCCACCGATACCATGATGAAAGACACAAGCAAAAACCGCATTCAAAAGCTTATCGATACCACGCCCCGCATAAAAGCAAAGATCAAACCCAGCAAAGCCAAAGACAGCGGCAACACCATCCAGTACAAAGAGTTCGAAGGCGGCTTTATAAAAATGGTCGGCGCAAACTCACCGGTTGGCCTGGCCTCAACAGCCGTGCGCTATGTGTATGCCGATGAGGTAGACCGTTACCCGCTCGATGTAGGTGGCGAAGGATCCGCAATCGACCTGGCTAAAACCCGTACCATCAGCTTTGGTGCCCGCAAAAAAATATTCATCACCAGCACGCCCACAAAAAAGGGCACCAGTGTTATAGACAATGCATTCAAAGAAACCGGCCAGCGGTATTACCATGTGCCCTGCCCCCATTGCGGCTGCCTGCAGGTGCTCAGCTTTGCCCAGCTCCGGTGGGACAAAGGCATTTACACAAATGTTGAGTACGAGTGCGGCGATTGCAAAACCAATATACCCGAGTATCACAAAACAAAAATGCTGTTCGATGGCCAGTGGATTGCAAAGCACCCCGAGCGTGAAGATGGTATTACTTACGGCTACCACATAAATGCACTGTATGCCCCGCAGGGCTGGTATAGCTGGGGCGAAATGGCAAAAGACTACGACGATAGCGATGGCAACATACCCCGCCGCATTACCTTCATAAACACTAAACTGGGCGAGTGTTACGAAGAGGAAGGCGAGGTGCCCGATTATCAGCGCCTGTACGCCCTGCGCGAAACGTATAAGATCAATACCCTTATGCCCGAAGTATCATTCATTACATGCGGTGTCGATGTGCAGGCCGACCGCCTCGAGCTCGAAATAGTAGGCTGGCTACCCGGCAAACAAAGCCAAAGCATAGATTACCGCATTATCAATGGCGATACTTCGCAGCCCGAAACATGGTCAAAACTCAATTTTGTATTAAACGAAACATTCGCCAAAGCCGATAGCACACAATTACCCATATCCATCATGTGCATAGATACCGGCTACAATACAAAGTATGTGTACGATTTTTGCCTCACCCACATGGGCACAGGCCGTGTGGTGCCCGTAAAAGGTAATGCCACACTCAGCACCATGTACAGTGCGCCAAAAGCAGTACAAATAACCCGTGCCGGTCAAAAATTAAATACCGTAAAGGTTTTTCATGTAGGGGTAAGCCTTATTAAAAGCGAGCTGTATGGCTGGTTAAAGCTCAATCCAAACGAAGATCAAACCTACCCGCCAGGCTATTGCCATTTTCCACAGTACGATCTCCATTTTTTCCGTGGCCTCACTGCCGAAAAGCTCGAGCGCACCACCAGCAAAAAAGGTTTTACGGTTTACGAGTGGGTAAAAGTGTATAAGCGAAACGAAGCAATAGACTGCCGCGTTTATGCCCGGGCCGCCGCCGCCATTTTCGGTATGGATTTCTTTACCGATAAGCACTGGCAAAGCATGCGCATCGCAATGCCCGGCGCTCCCAAACCACCAAAAACAAACAAAAAAAAGCGCGACAGTATATGGTAATTTATCCCATACCCCCGGGGCCGGAATTTTTTTTGAGCCCGGCAACACAACGGATAGTGGTATGATTAGTGGCGGCGCATACCACGAACGCCGATTAAATGAACTGCCGTTCAAGTTTTTAATTTTTTTTAGGGAGGGATTTTTATTATGATTTTAAGAAGACAAGGGAATAAACAGAAATTAGCAAAGGTAATAATACCGATGTTTCCAAGGCATAGAATTTATATTGAACCGTTTTTCGGTGCTGGAGGAATGTTTTTTAACAAGCCTAAAGCAAACTATAATATAGTTAATGATTTAGATAGTGACGTATTTAATTTATTTCAAGTTGTTATTAACCAAAAAGAAGAACTTGAAAAAGCATTTTATATAATGCCCACTCATTCTGATTTATTAGAATATTGGAAAACAAACCAAGAATCTGACCCGCTTAAAAAAGCATTAAGATTTTTATTTTTAAGTAATCTAACTCTATTTGGAGCTATGGGAACTTTACAGGGAGGAACAGGAAATACAAAAGATGCATTTTACAAATATATTGATAAGACTTATGAGTTAATTAATGATGTGAAGTTTTTTAATACGGATGCTGTTGATTTTTTAACTAAAAAAGTAGCATTTGGAGAGAGTGAACCAGTAAGCGATTGCTTTATTTATTGTGACCCACCATATTTAGGAACTGGAGACAACTATGCGGATTCTTTTACGGAAGAACTTAGTAATAGCCTATTTGATACATTGCAGAATGTTGGATGCAAATGGGCAATGAGTGAATTTAACCACCCTTTTATATTAGAACAAGCTAAAAATAGAGGATTGAATGTTGAAATAGTTGGAGAAAGGCATAACCTTAAAAATAAAAAAGTTGAAATATTAGTAACAAACTACCAAAATGCACCAACGCTCTTTTCCTAATTGCTTTGAAAAAGCAAAAGCGGGAGGGCAAAAAAAATTAAAAACACTTGCAGAATGTTGATTAAAAGAACGGACATAGCCATTAATTATACCACGTGTTGTATGTCCGTTTTAATGGCATACAACATGCATTTAGCCCGGTTGCGTCGCACTCTTGTACGTCATTGCGAGGAGGAACGACGAAGCAATCCCCTGGCAAAACAAAACAAATTCATTAAACTAAAAACATACCCATGGCCGAAAATTCAAAAATAGAATGGTGCCACCACACAGCCAACCTCTGGCACGGCTGCACCGAAGTACACGAAGGCTGCGACAACTGTTATGCCCGTGTTTTATCCCACCGCTGGGGCCGCGAATTGTGGGGCAACGATGTTCCCCGCCTCGAAATAAAATCCGTATGGCACGATCTTGAAAAATACCAAAAGCTTGCAGCCGCAGCCGGCGAAATGCACCGCGTATTTGTAGGCAGCATGATGGATATATTTGAAAAGCCCATGCCGGTAATTAACAGCAAAGGTGGCGCAGTAATGGATCATGGAGAATGGATGAAAACGGAAAAACTAAGATCCGTTTTATTTCACAATATATCCGCAGGCATATACCCAAATCTTATGTTCCTGCTGCTCACAAAGCGCCCATCCAACATAAACAAATACATTCCCGAAGCATGGAAAACTAATCCACCCGCAAATGTAATGTTTGGCACTTCACCTGTTAATCAGGAAACTGCTTATACTTTAATTAATCAACTTGTTAAGGTAAATGGCAAAAGGTTTTTATCAGTAGAGCCATTACTTGGAAGTGTCAATTTAGTACATTGGCTTGCGCAAATTGACTGGGTAATAGTAGGCGGCGAAAGCGGCCACGGTGCAAGGCCCATGCACCCCGATTGGGCAAGAAGTCTAAGAGACCAATGCACTGCTGCAGGTGTTTCTTTTTTATTTAAGCAGTGGGGTGAATATTATCCTAACGCGTTAACTGATGGGACAAAGCCATCTGTATATGTTGATTCTAAAACATTAATGGCCAGAGTTGGTAAGAAAAAAGCAGGCCGCCTGCTCGATGGCATAGAACACAATGGCTACCCAAATCATTCATACCATGCCATAAAATCCATGGGTTTGGGTAATAAAATTCGAAAAAATAGATTAAAACATTGCGTACCAAATAGCACGCAATCATCAATGCGCCTACTTTAATTTTCGCCCATGATTCTACCCACAATTCCCCTGCACCTCAACTTTATACAGTGGTCCTGGCTCGCCACCACCATAAAAGAAGTCGCACAAATAGCGCCGGTACTTTGTTACGAGCTCGAAACACTCATTATACAGGATATGTATAAGCGCCGCCTGCATGCCTTCACGTTCTACAACGACAGGAATAAAATGGGCATGCACATTAACCTGCAGCAGTACGAAGCCCACGCCCTTAATAAATATCTCAGCCACACAAACGCAGAATACAATGCTTTTATTCGCATGTTTATAGAGCCAAAACTAATTTATGGCCGTTGATTTGTGAATATCGTGTGCGTATTACTCACAAAAAATAATTCTTGCACAGCCTCTTTCCGTAATTTCACCAGCCAAAACAACCGCTATGGCATACAAAAACCCCACCCAGGAAGCTGTAATTACAGCCGCCTGCCAGCATTTCGAGATTACCGAAACAGATCTGCTGAACATTACCGCATACAACGTAAGCTACATGCGCCATATCTGCTTCTACCTTATTAAAGAAAACACCCTGCTCAGTAAGTCGGCCATAGGTTTCCGCTTCGGCAAAACAAAAAGTCCCGTAAACTACGGTATAGACATAATCGGCTGCACAAAAAATAACTATAGTCAAACTTTAGCCGATTTAAAAGAAATAGCAAAAAAAGCAGGAATTTCGAAGTATTAACGCCTTTTTTGTGAGTAATACGCACATTTTTTAAAAAATAAACCATCCATTTTGCCGCATTTTTCGGCGTACTGGCTGGTCCGCAAAACGTTCAACATGGCTTTCACACTCGATCAGTTAACCACTTTAGATGCAGCCATAGCACAGGGCGCACTTACTGTAAAATACGCAGATAAAGAGGTTACTTACCGCAGCCTTAAAGAAATGCTCGAGCTCCGCGGTTTAATGGCCGCTGAGGTTACCCCGGCCAACTACAACGACACAAAGGGCCGCAAATTCGCAACCTTCAACAGTGGGCTACAATGAAAAAATTAAAATCCAATATCCTTGATCGTATTATCAGCGCAGTAGCCCCCGAGGCTGCTTATCGCCGCCTGCAGTACCGCAAAGCTTTAGAGGTATTCAACACCCGCCGTTACGATGCTGCAAGCGGTGGCCGCCGCACCAGCCAGTGGATAGCCCAAAGCACCAGTGCAAACAGCGAAATACAAAATGCGCTCAGCTTCTTACGCAACCGCAGCCGCGACCTGGTTCGCAATAATGGTTATGCAAAAAAAGCAGTAAACGAAATTGCAAATAACATTGTTGGTACCGGCATCATTCCCACACCATTGATCGAAAGCGCCCCGCAACTAAAAAAAATAAAAGCTGCATGGAATACCTGGGCCGATAGTACCCAATGCGATTACGATGGCCATTTAAACTATTACGGCTTACAGCATCTTGCTGCTTTATGCCTTGCCGAATCCGGTGAAGTGCTTATTCGCCGCCACATCAATACAGCCAAAGATGCCATCTTTCCTTTGCAGCTTCAGTTACTCGAGCCCGACTTTATAGACACTACAAAATATGCCGACCGCCTGGCCGATGGTGGGTACATTTATTACGGTGTAGAGTTCAATGCAAATAATCAAATTGTGGCATACTGGCTATGGCCCAACCATCCCGGCGATCAGTTGCATTTCAATCTTGTATCGGCCCGCGTTCCTTCAAACGAATTAATACATCTTTTTAAAAAAGAACGCCCCGGCCAGTTTCGTGGTATTCCTTTCGGTCATGCCGCCATGCTTCGGTTAAAGGATCTGGATGAGTTCGAAGATACACAGCTCATTCGCCAGAAAATTGCCGCATGCTTTACACTGTTCCGGCGCAAGCCAAATGTATTACCACTTGGCGGTGCCGATGATAGCACCAACCCCGACCGCCTCGAAAAAGTAGAGCCCGGCATTATTGAAGATCTTGCACCAGGCGAAGAAATAACCTTTGCAGTTCCACCAGATGCGGGCCAAAACTACGATCCATATACAAAGTCTGTATTACGGTCCATTTCCTGCGCGTATGGCATAGATTACGTTACCCTCACCGGCGATCTTACAGCCGTTAATTTCAGCAGTGGGCGCATGGGCTGGCTTCAGTTCCACCGTAATATCACAGTATGGCAATGGAATACTTTCATACCAATGATGTGCAATAAAACGTGGCTATGGTTCATGCAGCTTGCCGTGGTAAACGGCATATCCAAAACGCAACTGGTCCCGGTTCGTTGGACTACCCCACGTCGCGAAATGATAGATCCCTCAAAAGAAATTGAAGCGCAAAAAACCGCGGTACGTGCAGGCTTTGCATCATGGCAGGAAACAGTACGCGAAAACGGTTACAACCCCGAAGATGTACTCGATCAGCTAAAAAAAGACAAAGAAGCATTCGACGCAGCCGGCCTTGAGCCCGAATGCGATCAGCGTTACGATAAAGACAAAGGCGGCATGCCACCGCCACCGCAAAAGAAAAATACAAAAGTAGAAAATACATAAAAAATATTATCCCGGCAAAGGTACTTTGGTGATCGCCTGTTGCGTCGCACTCTTGTACTGATATAAAAAAATGAGCAATGCAACTAAGAGACTTACATCCCGGCGACATATTCACAGCCGCCAGCGATAAAAGCATTAACCCGCATCGCTTCACTGTAAAAGGCAATTGCATGTTTAACCGCGGCTATGGCAGCAGCACCCGGTTATGCTACTGCATACGAACACAGGAAATAGTAAGCAAGTCCTGCAACCTCGAAGTAATAAAGGTGGGCGAAAGCAAACACAAAGAAAAACTAATGCAGTTAGCAGGTAAAATCGTCAGCAAATGAAAGAGCTACAAAACCAAAAAGAACATATTGCGATTGTTCAAAAAGCACCAGAACAAAAGAAGCAATTATTTATAGGCCAGTTAATACCGCACAAAGGCCAGCATTGTTACCAGTTAAACACAAAAACCGGCGCTTTAACCATTGCTCAATTCACACAGGTAAACCATAACATAGATGGTTCTACAGAAAAGAAAATTCTAATACAGGAAAACTGCATGTACACCTGCGCAATAAATAAAACAGTAGCACAGCGAAAGTTTTTTAAAGCGTTCAAAAATTAATCCATGCCTAAAACCTGTACAGCAGCAAATTGCACCCGCCCCGTTTGGGGCAAAGGTTATTGCCGTAACCACCAATACCTGCGCACAGATAAAAAGCAAAAGCCCATAAAGCCATTCAGTGCAAAGCGTACAGAAACAAACAAGCTGTACAATGCAAGGGCTGCATTATTCATAGCAACGCACAAAAAATGCCAGATCAATTCCCCCGTGTGTACCGTGCATTCACAGCATGTACACCACATAAAAGGCCGTGGCGAAGAGCTGATGAATCAAGCCTACTGGCTTGCCGCCTGCGATCATTGCAACCTATACGTAGAAGATCATCATGCCTGGGCAGTAGAAAACGGGTTCAAAATTTCCCGCCATTGTATTACCCCCCTTCAGGGGCCGGTGGCGCACAATCTCTGTCTAAACAATGAACAAACTGCAATTCCCAATCAATCTACATTCGTACCCTAATAATGTGCGTAATACGCACAAAATATAAAAGATGCCCGAAGTTAAAAAGCAAATACAATCTCATTTACGTTCAGCGGAGTTCGTTCCAGGTAGCTTCAACGATGAAAACTACACCGTTGATGTTATTGCCGCAACAGATACGCCCTTACTTCAAATGAGTTGGGATGGCCCCGTTAACGAAGTGCTTTCAATGGATGCGGCCAATGTGCGTATGGATCGGCTAAATGCCGGTGCCAATGTGCTCGATAATCACAACAAATATTCATCCGTTACCACTGCTGTTCTCGGTGTAGTTAAAAGAGCCTGGATAAATGCAGGCAAACTAAATGCCACCATCCAGCTAAGCAAACGGGCAGAACTGGCAGGGTTTATCCAGGATGTAAAGGATGGTATTACCCGCAATATTTCTGTTGGTTACCGGGTTTACCGCATGTTGATTGATGAATCTGTGGGGGATATACCCACCGCAACCGCCACAGACTGGGAGCCTTTCGAAATATCTTTTGTATCAGTGCCCGCCGATTATAATTCCTCTACCCGGTCCCAAAACGACCAGGTACCCACAAACGAAGTAACAATTATTCAAAATTCTAAAACACGTAATATGCCGGACGAAGTAATAACTACACCCGCTGCAACTGCCGCGCCTGCAGCAGCCCCCGTAGCCGCAGCACCAGTGGTGCCCAATTTAGAGCAGGAACGCAGTGCCGCCGCACAGTTAGAGCGCACCCGCAGTACCGATATTCTTACCGCAGTTCGTGCAGCCGGTATGGATATGGATTTTTATGAAACCCTTATTAAAGATCCTGCCGTTACTGTTGACAGTGCGCGTGCAGCCATCCTTAATAAAATGGCAACAGACCAGGCTAAGCCTCCACGCACCGCATCAGTTTCCGTTATCGGTGATGATGAAACAGTAAAGCAGCGTAACGCCGTTGAGTTCGCCTTAATGCACCGCGCTGCACCCGGCCAGTTCGAAATTGGCAAACAGGATAATCCGGCCAGCGCACTGGCAGTAGATTACCGCGGTATAAGTGTTTTAGATGCAGCCGCCATCCTGCTCGAGCAGCGTGGTATAAAAGTAAACAGGTACGATAAGCTGGATCTGTACAAGCGTAGTATGAGCACCAGCGATTTTCCTAACCTGTTAAGCAACCTGGCAAATAAATTCCTTCGCAAAGAATATACACAAACCGCCCAAACATTTAAAGCGATAGCCGCGCAGCAAAACCTGCCCGACTTCAAAGCGTCTACCGGCATTCAGTTTGGCGGTGTTGCCAGCTTCGATGAAGTAAAAGAAGGTGCAGAGTACAAGTTTGGTGCATTCACCGAAACAGTTGATAACTGGAAGCTTTCCACTTATGGTAAACTGTTCCGTTTTACCCGCCAGATGATGATCAATGATGATCTTAACGGGTTCGTTCGTGCAGCACGGCTTATTGCAATTGGTGCAGCCAATAACGAAAGCGATATATTCTGGGCACTCATTACGGGCAACGTAAAAGTGAGCGACGCAAAAGCCCTGTTCCATACAGATCATGGTAACCTTGCAGGTTCCGGCGCTGTTATAAGTGCCACCACTTTAAGCACAGCACGCACCGCAATGCGCCGCCAAACAGGGTTAACCACCAAAGAAAAGATCGAAGTTTATCCTAAATACCTGGTAGTTGCTCCCGAGCAGGAACTGGCAGCCGATCAGGTTATTTCGGTGGTTACGCCAAACCAAACCAGCCAGGTTAACCCATTCCAGGGCACCTTGTTAAAGATAGTGGAGCAAAGGCTTGCAGCAACTGCATGGTACCTCTTCGCAGATCCCGGCATGCTGGAATCATTTACTTATGGCTATCTCAATGGCAACGAGGGTTTATATACCGAAACGCAGTATGGTTTCGAGGTTGATGGCGTAACCATGAAAGCGCGGCAGGATTTTGCAGCCAAAGCATGGGATTACCGTGGCAGCTATAAAAACCCTGGTGCATAATCCGTCATCCTGAACTCGTTTCAGGATCTCTTGGCAAGCGTAAAAAAGTAAACAATAATTGAAAATATCCATACCTGCTCAACAGGGCAGGTATGGAACAAAAATAAAAACTATGCTCAATTTAATAGCATGTGGCGAGGTGTTCGATTACACCATACCAGCCAGCACAACAATCGCATCAGGGGATCCTGTTTTAATTGGCGATGTTCTCGGTATAGCAGTTACCGGCAGTTCTACCGAGGGCGATGTTATCGCTGTACAGGTAGAAGGTGTTTTCGAGATCACCAAACGTGCCCACGCCAGCACTGCGGCTATTGCCCAGGGTGCAAAAGTTTATTGGGATGTAAGCGCATCCAAAATAGACAATACCCCCAATGGTGGTACGAATAAAGCAATTGGTGTGGCATACAAAGCCGCAGCGTCAACTGATACCACAGTACAGGTTTCCCTCGAGCCATCCGTTACCGGTCAGGCCGCAGTGGTGGCACCTCTTACAGATAACTCTACGGGTTCTGCTACTGGTACGCTGGCGGCTATTACTTCCAGCACACCGGCCGATCTTGCTGCAGTAGGTGCTCAGTTGGTTATTATTAAAAATGCCATTGCCTCGCTTGCTGCCAAACAGGCTGCCGTTCTTACCGCATTAAAAGATGCAGGTATCATGGCATCTGCATAATCGGGGCAGTATTTTATTCACCCGGTAAAAAAGTCCCCATTTAGGGGCGTATGGGCATGAATATTTTCGATAACCTGCAAAGCACAATGTTCGATACTGTTACCACTACCATGGGTTACACGGCCACATGGTCGCCCCTCGCCGGTGGCGATGATTTAACCGGCGCAGTTCTTTACAAAGGCCCTACAGAAAAAGAAAAACTGGCAAACGCAGATTACGATCCCGATAAACTTACCCTCGAGTACAAAGATGGTTTGTTCCCGGGTTTAAAAGAAGCAGCAGACGCAAGCCCCCGCGAAGTAATAACGATAGATGGAGTAGGCGATTTCTTTATAAAATCTGTTACCCGCCTTTGGGATGGTAAAACCTTCGAAGCACGTATGCAGGTTAAAACATAGCTCTTTTACATTTTCAATTTTTAATTCATCATTCTTAATTCTGGATGCCTTTCAACTACTACGATATAGAAAACGAAGTTGCAACAAAGCTTACCACGCCATTGGCCGCGGTAGCAATTGTTTCAGTTCTTTTCGAAACCGAAGCACAAAGAAAGCTGGCACAGGATGCAAGTGAAAAAGATAATAAAGCGCTGGTTATTGTAGCATACAATGGCAGCGATTTTGAGGCAAGCAAAAGCACCTCTTACCAGGATCAGCAGGATAATATCAACATCGTTTGCAATGTAATGGCAAATAACCTGCGCAGCGCAAACGGGGTGCACAATGTGGCAAGGCTTGTAAAAGCAGCGTTGCAGGGGTTCCAGCCCGCAAATAGCAGCCGCCTTGCATTAAAAAATATAGAGTTCGAGGGCAGGGATCAGGAAACGGCAATGTGGAGCTACAATGTAACATTTACCTGCAACAAATACCAGGTGCAAAGCTTTGTTGATGGCGATGATGATACCAGCGAATCAGCCTTACTTGTTCAAAGCACTTTCGACGACAAAAGCATCAACGACCAAACATTGTAATGCTTACAACATTTTTTACACTACAAAATTTTAATACATGGCATACTTACACGGGGTTGAAACAATCGTAAATAATACAGGTCCTGTTCCCGTTACGGTAATTAAATCCGGTGTTATCGGGCTTGTTGGTATTGCACCCATCGGCCCCCTCAATACATTAACTGCGGTAAACAGTGTTGCCGATGCGGCACAGTTTGGCAGCCCCGTTCCGGGTTTCAGTATTCCGCAGGCGCTTGCTGCCATATTTAAACAGGGTGCCGCTTCTGTTTTGGTAGTAAATGTTTTCGATCCTACCAGCTCCGATTATTACACGCAGGTAACCAACGAAGCGCAAACGGTTACTGCCGGCAAACTTAAACTGGCTTATGCACCCGTAAGTGCGGTAACCATTAAAAAAGCAGATGGTACCACTTCTACCACCCTGGTAAAAGATACCGATTACACATTGGATGAGTACGGCAATTACAAGGTAATAAGCACCAATGCAGACCAGGCAAATGCCACCGTTTTAAAATTCACTTACAAAAAATTAAATGCTGCAGGTATTACCGGCAGTGTAATTATAGGCTCATACAACAGCGGCACCGGTGCACGTACCGGCATTAAATGCTGGGCGCTGGCAAAGAACCAGGTGGGCTACAATCCTAAAATTTTAATTGCCCCGGGCTACAGCAGCCTTTCCGCTGTTGCTACCGAGTTAATTAGCCAGGCAGGTGCTTTCAGGGCCATCACATTGCTCGATGCCCCTTACGCCACAACTGTTGCAGGTGCAATTGCGGGCCGTGGTGTTGACGGTACCATCAATTTCAATACTGCAAGCAAGCGGGCGTATTTATTGTACCCTTACTTAAAGGCTTACGATATTGCTACCGATGCAAATATTGATTATCCCTACAGCCAGTTTATGGCCGGGCTCATTGCAGCAACAGATCTTAATTATGGCTACTGGTACAGCCCCAGCAATAAAGAAATTGCGGGCATTGTAGGTGCAGAGCGTAACATAAGTGCCGGTGCAAACGATACCAGCACCGATGCCAACCAGTTAAACGAGGCAGGTATTACCACCATCTTTAACACATTTGGTACGGGCATACGCACGTGGGGCAACCGTTCTGCGGCTTACCCTACCGTTACCACGCCAGATAATTTTATAAGTGTACAGCGTACAGCCGATGTAGTGCACGAAAGTTTGGAAAATGCCGCCCTGCAGTTTGTTGACAGGCCAATTAACCAGGCGCTTATCGATACCATCCGCGAAACCGGTAATGCTTTTATACGCACACTAATACAGCGCGGGGCATTGATCACCGGCAGCCGGGTAGAGTACGATAAAACTAAAAACACGCCGATAGAAATAGCGGCAGGCCATTTAACTTTCGATATTGTGTTTATGGTCCCTGTACCCGGCGAGCGCATCACATTCAACAGCTTTATAGATATCAGTTTATTAAGCAGCCTAACATAATTATAAACATCCTCTTCCCCCCTTTAGGGGATGGGGGCAACTTTTCACTATGTCATTACAAATTAACCGCGTAATTAACGCAAACATATATGCTGATGATCTTAGCCTTTTGGGCACTGCTGAGGAAGTGGAAGCGCCAAAGCTGATGCAGGTAATGGCCGAGCATAAGGCGCTGGGCATGGTGGGTAAAACAGAGTTCCCCAGCGGGTTCGATAAAATGGAAATGAAGATCAAGTGGAATGCTATCTATGCAAATGTTATGGCAAAATTCAATAACCCTTTCAAAGCCATTCGCCTGCAGGTACGCGCAAGCCTCGAAACCTGGGAAGGCGGCGACCGTGTGGCACAGGTGCCCGTGGTTATTTATGCAACCGTACAAAGCAAGGGCATGCCAATGGGCAACTTTAAGCCCAATGATAATGTTGAAATCGAAAGCAACTTAAGCTGCACACATGCAAAAATGGAAATAGACGGTATTGAAATTGTAGAGTTCGATGCCAGCGCCAATATCTTTAAGATCAATGGCGTAGATCAGCTCGCAGATTACCGTTCAAATATCGGCGCGTAAAGATTAGGGGCCGTGCTATGGTTCTTCATAGCATCGCCTCTTGCGCCTGCCTGCCGGCAGGCAGGTCGCACTCTTGTACGTTCAGCCGTCAATCGTCAAACAAAAACCAAAACATAAAATGGAAAACGAAAATGTTCAGGAAGTAATTTCCTATCCAAAGCCGACTACAGACGGCTTTTGTTATTTAAACGAAGAGGATGAGATCGTGGGCATCGAAAGTAAAACCTACGATAACGATAAAGAGGTTAAGCGGGTAATACTTTCGAAAGACCGGAAAGCAGTTGTACGCGAACTTAAAGCCTGGGAAATGGAAGATACCAGCAAGGTTTTAAAAAATGAAAAAATTGGCGATGGCACTTTAATGGCAATAGCAGCAGCAGCTACCACCATCGATGAAAAAAATATAGTGTACGAAGATGTAAAATTTATGAAAGCCAAAGATTGGAGTAAACTAAGAACAGCAGTTGCCCGCCTAAATTTTTAATTAGCCGTGAGGACATAGCTTTCACGGCGAAATTTTACGGAATAAGCCCGATGCAAATACTGCTGGAATGGACTGCAAAACAGGTTTACAACTGGCATACCGAAGCTGTAAAGCTTCACAATAAAATGAATAAAACCGATGGA